ATGGTAAATTAATTTTTTCTGTTAATAATGCAAATACCACAACTATGGTTCTTGATAACAACTCTAAAATTAGTTTAGCTAATAATGATGGCGGAACTGGGAATACTATTTTTGGGCGTGGAACAGGCGGAACTGTTCAATCAGGTTCAAATTATAATGTTCTTATGGGTTGGGATGTAGCCAATCAAGGATTAAATGGTGGTAGTTTTAATGTTAGTATAGGAACTAATTCATCAAGAGGTCTTACTACAGGAAGTTGGAATGTAGGAATTGGTTCTAATGCCAACTATGCTATTACAATAGGTCAATATAATACTGCTATAGGTCAAGATTCATTAGTAGCAGAAACTGTTGGTAATTTTACAACGGCAGTTGGAAGAGCAGCTGGATATTCTCAAGTTTCAGATACTAATAATGAGGATACTGGCAATACTTATTTAGGTGCTAGTGCTGGATTTTATAATGTGACTGGTACTTACAATACTTATGTTGGTAGGCAATCGGGAAATGGAGCTAGTGGCGATTCAAATAGTAACAATACTGCTGTAGGATATAGAAGTTTATATGCAATTGAAGATGGAGGTCAAAATACGGCTGTTGGATTTGAAGCTGGATTAGCTATAACAACTGGCTCACATAATACTATTGTGGGTTATGAGGCAATGGAAAGCGGTACAAATAATGGATATAGTACAGCAATAGGTTATAGAGCTAGTAATAAGGAAAACGGAAGTAACCTTGTTAATGTTTCAGTAGGTGCAAATGCTTTATTCCATAATGTAACTGGTAGTGGAAATACTGCTGTAGGAGATAGTGCATTATATGGAGCTAGTGGAGGCAGTCATTCTCAGAATACTGCTATTGGTCGAGGTGCTATGATTAATATGGCATCGGGTAATTATAATGTAGCCATAGGATACCATTCTGGGTATAGTTGGACTAATAACTCAAATAATGTTGCCATTGGAAGAAGAGCATTATATACCGCTGATAGTGGTGAAAATAATAATGTCGTTATTGGAGATGATGCAGGAAGATATATTAATAATTCAAATGCAGATCATAATGTTTTTGTTGGAAACGCATCTGGTCAAGGTGGAACTGGAGAATTAGACAGATGTATTGCTATAGGTTCATTAGCTATGGATGGAACTGGTTCTATTAGTGGTCAACAAAATATTTTTATAGGAGATAGTGCTGGAGGAGGTACTTGGGTAACAGCTGCTAGTAATTCAAATGTTGCAATAGGTGCGACCGCTATGAGTGGGGCTTTAAATGGAGCGTTAAATAATACGGCAGTAGGACATGATACATTAAAAGCATTAACCGAAGGTGATCATAATACAGTATTAGGTTCAACTGCGGGAGATGCAATGACAACTTGTGGTAATAACATTGCTATTGGTTCTGACTCAAGTGGAGCAAACACTACAGCTAGTCATAATATATCTATTGGTACAAGTGCTTTAGCCTCTCAAACAACTGGTGGCAATGTTTATAACATGGCTATTGGTAATTATGCTATGCAATATTTAACAATGGGTGTTGGAGCTAATGGTTCAAATACTGCCATCGGTATGTTTTCTATGAGGGGAAGTAGTGGTAATAGTGATACGGCACAATTTAATACTGCTGTAGGTAGAGATACTTTAGCTGCTATTACAGCTGGTAGTCATAATGTAGCTATGGGAGTATATGCAGGGAGATATATGACAACTGGTAATCTTAATGTTTTGCTAGGGCAAGAAGCTGGTGAGGCAATGACATCTGGAGATGAATGTATATTAATTGGATACCAAGCGGGACATATATTAAATCACGATGATGCAGATGGTTCAGTTTTTATCGGGTATCAAGCTGGTAAAGATTTGACTTCTGCAGTTGGGACATTTATTGGATATAAAGCTGGAGCAGAAGCTGATGATGCTACTACAAAAGCAGTTTGGAATACTTATGTAGGTTATGAATCAGGAAGGTTTTTAGATGATGGGACTCATAATACAGCTTTAGGACACCAAGCAATGAGGTCAGCAGATGCTGATGGTCAAAACGCTAATAATAATACAGCTATTGGTTATCATTCTTTATATGCAATTACCGATGGTGATAACAATACGGCAGTCGGTTCAAGTGCTGGGAATTTATTAACTACTGGGGCTAATAATGTTATCATTGGATACGATGCGGATGTAGATGCTAATGACAGGGATGGTTGTATTGTAATTGGTTCAGGACTTAGTTTAAATACCGCAAGTGATAATGTAGTAGAAATTGGTAATAATACTAATTCAATGACATATGATTTAGATGGTGGAGATATAACTGTTACATCTGATGTTAGAACTAAGAAAAATATTAAAGATACAAAACTTGGATTAGAGTTTATTAACAAACTTAGACCTATTACATATGAAACAAAACCAACTTCTGAATACCCAAAAGAATTTAAAATTAAAAAACCATCTAAAAAATCAAGTGGAAAGACTTGGGATGGATTAATTGCTCAAGAAGTTAAAGAAGTAATAGATGAAATGGATGTTGAATTTAGTGGATGGGAACAAGGTGTAAATACTAAACAAAGATTAGCTTATGGCAAATTTGTAATGCCATTAATTAAAGCAGTTCAAGAGTTATCTGCTGAAGTAAAACAACTCAAAGAACAATTAGAGGACAAATAAATGAAAAACTATAAAGCAATGAAAACTGCTAAAAGTTGGTCTGTGAAAAAAACTAAAGTTGTTGATTCTCCAGCTGTTTCAGAAGTTAAAGATGATGACGGTAAAATAGTGAGAGCAGCTGAAGCTGAACAATCACACGATGAACTTCAGTTAGTTAAAAAGCAATTTGATTCAGCTACTGGTAAAGCATTAGATGATTCAGTTCAATCTTATGACTTAAATAGTCTTGCTAGTGAGATTACTAGCATAAAAGCTAATATTAAATCATTACAAGACGAACAAGCTGATTTAGAAGAACTTGAAAAAGATTTCAAAGCACTTTAAACAATAACAACATAGGAGTACAAAATGGCTAAAAAAGAAAAAGAAAAACCAGCAGTTCTCACTCTTGATGAAAAAGAGTATGTTATCGATGAGATGACTGATGATGAAAAAATGCTAATAAACCATATTAATGATATGCAAAATAAGATTAATACTAATCAGTTTATGCGTGATCAATTAGAAGTTGGTAAAGAAGCATTTATCAATAAACTGAGGGAATCTCTTGAATCTGAAGAGGTCGAAAAAGAAAAATAATGCTTATTCGTAGATGTGCAAAGGGTGGTAAGGTTTATATTTTTAAACCCAGGACTAAAGAAAATTCAACTTACAAATTTAGTGAAGATGAAACAGTTTCTTTTGATGCACAGAATAAGAGCTACATTGTTACAAGTGATGGGGTAGTAGTTAAAAGAACCGATTCATTTATTACTGCCCAATCATCTTTTTTTGATGAATCTGAAGATGATATAAAACATCTTGAAGTCGGTAAGCATAAAATAATTAATGGAATAGCTACAGAAATAAAATGAAAAAAAATTATACAGACGAAATGAAAATATTAATATTTATAATGATATTTTTTTTGGCTTTTGTTTTGTTAGCTTGTGATTCTGGTTGGAGCGTTGCTGGACATGAGGTATGAGTGAGAAACCAAAGACATATAGGTCGTATGGAATGGCAAAAATTGATGATAATTTTCGTATTAGTCTTAACATTAAGTGGCTTGGGCAAATTATCGTTGCAGTTGCTTTTATTGTGTTGGGCTACTTACGAATTGAAAACAGACTTGCAGAACTTGAAAGGGGAATGGGAATTGCTGATGCCAGAATTGAAGAACTTGTCAGTAAACACATAGAAGATGAAGAAGTTAAAATTGCAAAAATGCAAGAGCAGTTAAAATGGTACGAAGAAGAATTGAATCTAAATCCTCTAAGTTGGGGGAAAAAAAGAAAGAGTCGAAAATAATGAAAGACTTAAAAAATTATATTAAATTAATAAAAATGTTAAATCATGGCAGATGATGTTATAAAGTTAATTCAAGAATTGGGATTTCCAATTGCTCTTAGTGTTGGATTGGCTTTCGCTTTATATAGCGTAGTAAGATTTATCTTAAAAGAAAAGGTAGAAGATACTTTAAAAAGGTTTGATGAAAAACACGAAAACTTACAGCATCGTATGGATATTATTATGAATGAGTTAGGTAAGATAAAAAAATGGAACGCAGAAATTAAATCTGACTTGAAAGTTTATATTGATATGACAATGAGGAAAAAATAATGCCCTCGCAACTTCCTTACAGGTGCATAGATTGCGGTAAAAGTATTCACATTATGTACGGAGCGATATGTGAAAAATGTAAAAAAAAAAGAGATGAAAAAAGGGGTTTTATAGAATATAGAGACACAGGGGATGAGCATTACGAGGTTAAAAAATGAATGAATTAGCAGATTTATATTTACAATTAGGCAGTGCGGGGTTTATTGCTCTACTATTTGGGTTTATGATATTCAACCTTATACAATCACAGAAAGAGCAAAGTGATGATTTAGAAGCGATAAAACAAAGCATTCGGAAAATGGAATCAGTTTTAGATAATAATCAAAATATATCAGTTAAATTAATTGACAGAATTAATTCTAGTGATAAAGATAGAGAAATTTTTTGGCGTGAATTATCAGATGATTTAGCATTTATTAAAGGCAGAATTAATGGTGGTGGTAAATGAAACTTAATACAAATATATCACTAGAAAATATAGTGGCAATAGCAACTATAATATGCTCCGTAATCTTAGCTTTCGGGTTTATGCAATATGATGTAGAGGTAATGAGGAAAGAGCTTGATTTAAAGGCAAATAAGCGTGATTTGATAGCTGACAGGAACCTAATTGCTTATAAATTAGATGTTATAATGGAAGACATTAATGAAATTAAACAAACACTAAAGGAGAATAAATAATGGAGTGGATGAATTGGACAAATTTTGCATATTTAATGATAATAATTTTGGGAGCAGTGGGAACAATGGTTGCTACTAAATACAGAATGGTTGTAAAAGAATTAAAAGAAGTTGCTGAAGAATATCATAAAGCAATGGCAGATGGTAAGTTAAGTAAAGAAGAGCAACAAAAAATAGCAAAGCAGTCAATGGATGTGTTAATGGCAATCGTAAAAATGCTTTGGAAATTCTAAAATGCCCAAACTTGGTAAAAGAAGCATGAAGAGGCTGAATGGTGTCGACCCTAGACTTATAGCTGTATTGGAAAAAGTAGTTAAATACTTTGATATTACAGTTGTCGAAGGAATGCGCTCTCAGAAAAGACAAAATGAACTTGTAGCGATTGGCAAATCAAAGACCAAGTTTGGGAAACATTGTCGTGGGATGGCGGTGGACATTGCTCCATATAACTATCAGACACGCAAAATAGACTGGGAGAATAGAGATGATTGGCACTATCTAGGTGGATTTGTTTTAGGTATATCTGCAATGATGGGCGTTAATGTTCGCTGGGGTGGTGACTGGTCATCTCCGAGTCTTGATAAAAAAGTAATGATGGGTAAAGAAGTTCGAACTACTAGCGATAACAATTTTGATGATTTATTACATTTCGAGTTGATGGATGATTAAAAATGGAGAGTTATAAATGCCAAAACAACCTAATGGAGTCACTAAAAAAAGGGCGCAAGATTCTGAAGGGAATTTTGTTGGTTGCCCAAAATGTAACACAGAAAACATTAGGAAAGACGGTTGGCAGTATTGGAAAAATAATAGGAAGCGTCAGCGATGGATGTGTTCAGAAAAAAGTTGCGGTCATAAAACATTGAATCCGTATATCATAGAAAAAAACGAGTTTTCAGTTCAAGACCTGCCAATAGAGGAAATGAACATTGATGATATTATTGAATATAGGAAAAAAAGATATATTCAAAAATATGATGCCTACAAACAAAGGCAATTAATTGATGTTAATATTCATACAAGGGGTATTGTTGGTATTTGTCATTTTGGGGATCCCCACGTTGATGATGATGGAACTAATTTAGCTGAAATATATTCTTTGTGTAATTTGATTCGTGAAACGGAAGGAATGTTTGCTGGTAATTTAGGAGATGTTCAAAATAATTGGGTAGGAAGATTGAAGGCTTTACACGGTCAACAATCAACAACGGCTAAAGAATCATGGATGATTTCAGAGCATTTTTTAAATAGCGTTGATTGGTTGTATTTAATAGCAGGAAACCATGATGTTTGGTCAGGCGATGGAGATCCCTTAGATTTTATTATGCGCGATAAAAAAGCTATATATAAACAACATGGTGCTAGAATGAATTTAAGATTTCCAAATGGTAAGTGTGTTCGGGTAAATGCCAGGCATCAATTTAAAGGCAACTCTATGTGGAATACTGCCCACGCAATTAGCAGAGCAGTGCAAACTGGTTGGAGAGACCATATACTAACTGCAGGTCATACACATGTTAGCGGTTATCAAGTATTAAAAGATCCAGCTTCTGGATTAATCAGTCACGCAATTCAAGTAGCATCATTTAAAAACATGGATGAATACGCTAATAAACTTGGCTTAGATGATAAAAACATATTTAATGCTCCAGTTACAATTATTAATCCAAAATACGATGATGATGATAATAGATTAATTACTCTATTTTTTAATCCATATGAAGCTGCAGATTATTTAAAATTTAAAAGGAAAAGCAAATCATGAGTACGTATGAAACAAGCTATTGCAATACAACTACAGACCTGTTATTTGTAGAGCCACATTTAGCCCAATATGACGGGAAAAGTGTTTTACCTAGTAATTGGGTGGCTTCGGGAACTTCCAACCTTTATTACTTACATAATTCAGGATATGTTTCACAATTATACAAAGACGGAGAAGAGCAAACTAGCGTAACAGACACCCCTAACGCCAACAACGAGTTTGAATATGATAGTGGTTCAGATAGATTACAATTTTTTATGGGCGGCTTATCAGTCTCTGCAATGAATAGTACAGTGTTTGAGGCTAGTAGGGATTGGGATACATTAAAAACAGAGGCGGTTAAAAGAGCTAGTGATTTTATAAGAAGTTATTTACCTTTCCCCGTTTATCCAAACAAAGGAGTAGGAACATCTGACGCGGTGGGAAATGATTACCCAGAAATAATTGTAAGAAGTACTGCTGTAATGGCGGTTGAATCTTTAGTAAGACCTTATGATTTAGAAAAAGCTGACCAAATAAAAAGTCAAGCTATAAATGACCAGGGAACTGGTTGGTTAGACATGCTAAGGACAGGTCAAGTTCATCTTTACAGTAGTGAAAGTGAGTATAAAAAAAGAGGTATACTAAGAACAGTTGCTGTGAACACGAACACCACAGGTGGAATTGTAGATATTAAAGGAACGCCAAGCACAAATTGGGATAAAATAAAAATTATTATCAGTAACGGAGGCACAATCACTGAAGGAAGTTCAAACACCAGCGTAAAATATAGCACTTATGTAAGAAATGAAAGTGGTTTAAAATTGCAGTCTAAAATTAGTGAAGATGTTATAGATTGTTATTGGCAAGACATTGGTCACGATATGTATGTTCGTTTTAGTGCTGGGGTTTATACAACTAATGATGAATGGGAATTAGAAGTTAGTGGAGTTTTAGACCAAAGAATGACTCCAATTAAAAGGATGCACATGAGTAGAAGATAATGCCTATTACGTTTGAAAATATTATTTATGACAGGGTGGTTGACGCTGTTCAAGGTTTGTTGGTAAATGAATTTACTGTGCCTGTTTATGTAGATGGGCATAAAGGAAATCAATCATTTTTATTGACACCTACTTCAGACAATTTGAATGAATATGCTCAAAATTTTCAATCTAGAAATTATGTTATTGAAATTGCTTACCAGTTAAAAACAGGGGGGGCGTATACAAAAAATTCAATAAAGCAAGTGTCCAATATCGCCGAAAGGGTGAAAAGGTTAGTTTATAATAACGCTACTTATTCTCCTTCAAGTGTTTATAAATGGCACGATGGCAGTATTGATTCAATAGAATACAGTAGGGATGAAGATAGTCCTGACTTAATCACCGCAGTTATGAATTTTAGCTGCACATCAACGGAGGTTACATGAAATATGTAATTGGAAAAAACATCCAATCTTTTTCAGCCGTAAATGATTGGCAAGGACTTGGGCAAAAAAACGCTGAAGCACTTGAAAAAGGAGAGGCTGTCGAACTTAAAAAACCGCCTAAACATTTAGTTGAAGGAAACTACATTGTAAAGGCAGAAAACAAAAAAGGAGCTAAATAATGGCTGGTTTAGATAAAACAGTATATAGTGGGAAGCAATTCGAAGCCTACGTTTCTATTCAATCAGATGCGTTAAGCACAAATGATGTTAGCGGAACACTTTATAAAATGAGATTAACAGAAGTTAATGATATTGATTGGTCGGCAGGGTTTCAAACTGCTGATGTTGAAAGAACAGGGCAAAGGGTTTTAAGACCAACTGACCATATTAAAGTATATAAAGGCGGAACATTTACTTGGTCTTTTGAAGGTTTAGTAATTGAAAATGAAGCATTACTTCAGACCTTATTGCAATTAGTAAGTGAAGATGACAATCCGTCAGGTGGATTTGCTATGGCAGGAAATCAAGCAACTGTTGCTTATGAGCAAGGAGCCAGTACGGGAGAATACGCTTGTGTGGTTCTTTCTTCTCCTGATTCATCTCACGACAGGCTAATGCATAGTGCCATACTTCAAGAACTTACTTTGAGTATGAGTCCTACAGATAATGGCGGTCGATTGACTGCTAGTGGAACTTTTTGGAGTGGGTACCAACCCGTAATTGGAGCTGAAGCAACTTCACCTGATGCTACTGCAGTTAATTGGACTAAAGGTTTTTTTGATTGCACCACTTCGAGTATTGGCGGAGATGATGTTGTTATGAATAATTTTCAATTAACAATATCTAACCCAGCAACTAGAGTGGGCTATGAAACTGTAAATAGCGTTGATGCTGAACCTTGTGCTTATATGAGGGGTGGGCAAATATCTGTTACTGGTAGCATGAGCGTAAAATTAGATGACAACGTGGCTCAAATAATTACTGAAGATTTTCTTGTGGGGACTTCTGCTAATGTTAGTTTTGGAGACGGCTCTACAATAGATTTTGATATACCAACTGCTAAGTACACAGGTCACACAAATGCCAATACGGACAGTGGGGTGTTTGTTGAATTGCCTTTTACTGGAACAGCAGATGATTCTGGTGCTTTGGTAACAATAATAGCAACTTAATAATAATTGGGAGGTAAAAATGATAGTTGATACAAAACATGGTCAATTTGAATGTAAAGACATAAATAGAAAACAACGTAGAACCCTATACAAAAAGGTTAAAGAAGCAAGTCAAGAATCTAATTTGGGAGATTTACACGATTTAGCAGATGAATTTGCTTTAATTGCCTTTGGAGGAGAAAAAGAAGCGGAGGAAAAGTTGAAAAATTTGACCGCCCTTCAAGAAGATGAAGTACTTAATGAAATAATTGCTTCATACATGGGGTTTGAGTTGGGAAACGCTATTGGCGACTGAGAACTGCGATTTGGTTTTCTGTTTTAGGAATTCCGAATACTGGTTTACTCCTCCCATATACCGCTCAGTCGCCTACTCTTAAAAAGAGGTTAGAGTTTAAAACGAAAGACGACGTTTATGATGAAATCAATAGAATATTATCTGAAAAGTCTACTGAGAGATTTGGTGCTGGACAAAGTTTATACTATCAAATGCCTTTTTTTTGCGAACCCTCTGATTTTATTTCTGATTGGTGTTGGGAAATGATTAGTGATTATCAAATAACTAAAAATTATAATGTCCCACTTGCAAAAGATTTAGATTCTGTTGAAGTTTGGAAAATAGATTGTTTTAACATTATTGAATTAGAAATAAATAAAATTACAAAACACAAGGCTAAAGAAAATGGCAAGTAATAAAAAAGTCAATATTCAAATTGGGACTAAAGGCGGTAAAAACGCTCAAGGAACTTTTAATAAAATAGAAACCTCAATAAAAAGCGTAGCTAAGTCTGCGATCGCGGCAGGAGCAGCGTTTTTCGGGGCGAGAGCTATAATAGGAGGAATGCAGACCGCTATAAATCTTTCTAGTAGGATGGAAGGGGTGCAAAGAGGGTTTGATAATTTAGCTAAATCTACCCTTAATTCAGCTACAGTTTTTGAAAGTTTAAATGAAGCCACAGATGGAACGATGGATTCTATGGAATTAATGCAACAGGCAAACAACGCCATGTTATTAGACATTGTTAAGTCTGAAGATGAAATGGCAAAAATGTTTGACCAGGCTCAAAGATTAGCATCGGCTTTAGGTAAAGATACAGCGTTCGGTATTGAGTCTATGGTTACTGGTTTGGGTAGGCAATCTAAATTAATGTTAGATAATTTAGGTATTATGTTTAAAGTGGAAGACGCTAATAAAACTTATGCAGATTCAATAGGAAAAACTGTTGCTCAATTAACTGAGCAAGATAGAAAACAAGCATTTACAAATGCAGCATTAGCTGCTGCCGATACTCTAGTTTCTAAATTGGGAGATGAGCAACTAACTACCAGGGATAAAATTCTCCAAATGCAAAACGCTCTTTCAAACCTTGCAACAACAATAGGAGACAAATTGGCTCCAAGCGTAGGAACCGCGACTACGTTTTTAACAAATTTTACCACTGATTTAACAGAAAAAATATCTAAAATAGATTTTACAAAAACTTCTAAAAATATTATAAGCAACACAGAATCATTATTAATCGCTATAACTAAAACATTAAAAATTTATTTTGATTTGTATCCGGACATGTTTAAAAAAGCAGTATCAAATTTTTTAACTATTGCGAAAACTGTTTTAGAATCGTTCTTGTTTTTAGTAAAAGAAGTAGCATTTATTTGTTGGGAACCTTTGGTTGTTGCTATAGTTCATGTAGGAGAAAGAATAAAACAGGTGTTCACAACTGTAATTAATGAAGGAATATTAAAACCTCTAAACTTTTTAACGGGAAAGATTAATGAAGTTAGTTCGCTTTTAGGGTTTGAAGAAATAGGAGAATTTAACTTACTAGACGTTGTTAAGGTTGATCCGTTGGTGGACAAATTAAAAGAAACAGCTATTTTAGATTTTATAATCCCAGGGGAAGATGATGTAGACACACTTGCTGAGGCTTTAGAATCTTCAAAAGTAGTTTGGGAAGAGTATTTAGAAGAAATAAAAGTTTTAAAAGTAGAAGAAAAAGAAAAAGATTTAGAAGATCACAATAAAAACGAACAGGATAAATTAACGAAAAGCAAAAAAACTATACAGCTGTTATCGGATGAAGAAAAAGCAAGAATATCAACAATGAAACAAACTTTTGATGCTGCCGTTGGATTTGCAAATGCTTTGGACGCTCATAAAAAACAACTGCGAGACAATGAAATGAATGCAGAGATTAAAGCGATTTTACAATCTCAAATGACCGAAGAACAAAAAGAATCGGCGATTGCAAACATTAAAGAAAGGTTTAGACAAAAAGACATTCAAGCTGCGAGAAAAATGAAAAATGTTAAAAAAGCTGAGGCAATTATTAACACAGCGGTTGAAGTAACGAAGGTTTTAGGGAATCCAGTTGCTGCTGGATTGATTGCTGCTAAAGGAGCAGCTGAAGTTGCCATTATTGAAGCGCAACAATTCGCAAAAGGTGGTATTGTTCAAGGTTATGGAGACCAAGACACAGTTCCAGCAATGCTTACTCCTGGGGAGTTAATATTAAATCAAGCTCAACAAGATAATTTGGCAAACAATATGGGCGGCGTCACAGTCAATATAGGCGGTAATATTATTGGCGAAGAATCTTTTGTTAGAGATACTTTAATTCCTGAAATAGAAAAAGCTAGAGTTCTCGCATGAGTTTAAGTCCATCAGCCAATTATACTGGAGCGTCTTATTTAAGCAACATAAAAGAAAATTGGTTATTCCAATTATATAATCAAGATTCATATTTACAATTTGACGGAACAGATGATTTTATAGACTGTGGAACAACTAGCTCTGCTATAAGTGGAATAACCTCAAACATTACAATAGCATTTTGGATAAACTTTCCATCAAGCGTTATAGGTGAAAGCATTCCTGATTACATTTTTATGAGCAATTCTATCGCTGATTATTTTACTGGATTTAACATATATAAAGACCAAGATGATAAGATTTCAATATTGGTAAGTGATGGCGGTAATGACAATGATTATAAAAGAATTAGAGGCAATGTGGTAAGTGCTGACACTTGGTATTTTGTGGCTATTACAAGCGATTTAGATGGCTCATTTGACACATTAGCTAACACTACAATATTGTATAACAATAGTGGAACAACAGAATCGGCAGCCGACAGTTCATGGAGTGCTAGTAAATCAGTAGGGTATTCAGGTAGTGGTAAAACTTTATTTGGTAAATTTTTAAAACCTGACCCTGATGGATTTGCAGAATTTAAATTAAAGAATTTTGCAATATGGAATGTACAATTAGACTCTAACAATCTAACTGCTATTTATAATAGTGGAAATTTTTTAAGTCTTGAAGAAGATTCAGGAAACTATAATCAATCTTCAAATTTAAAAGCATATTGGGAGTTTAATAATGGAGAAAACTTTGCTCAAGATTTAACAGGGAATATAGCAACTGGAACAATTAGCGGTGCAAAATATAAAGGGTTTTTACCAATAGCTTTTAGAGACACAACAGTTGATGATATATTTTATCATGGAATAGTCAAATCTAATCCTAGCATAAGAGATAGCATTGATGTTTTAAAATCTAAATCTAAAGTTGGAAACCTATCGCTAAAAATAATTAATTCTAAATATCAAGGAAATGATATATCTAAAGAGTTATTTGGAGGCTCTAATAATTATTATAATAGAACTGTTAAAGTTTATTCTCAATTAAATGAATTAAATAATATTACAGATTGTTTGCAATTGTACCATGGTAGATTAACGAATATATCTCACGATGATTCAAGTATTAATTTATCAATCGTTCAAAAATCGCCATGGGACAATAAAGTTGTTCCCGATATTCAGTCAGAAACTGGAAGAAAATTTCCCATTGTTTATGGAGCCTATACTGCAAATTCTAGTGGCTACACTTCAGAAGCCTATGCAGAGGCTATGGGGCAATTAGTCTTTCCAGTAGAAGTTGATATTTGGGGTTGGAACTATGAATGTTTATTACATAAAGACATTGGTTCTACTGATACAACCCTCCATTATTATGAAGAATCCGTAGATGCTTTTTTACCCCTTGCTAATTCAAATGATGCTGTAGCTTATGGAGACGGGTATGTAGCTAGAACTAAATGGGATTTAACAAGGCATTTTAAATTCAAACCCATAGATACAGTTGTTAGGGCAACAGGCTGGGATAGTTCGTATCAAATTGGGAACGCTTTTGATGGAATAGCCGACCAAGATAGTACAACAACTCCGTCAACCTATGCTCAATTTGATTATGAATACCCTACCGCTGACACTCAATCTCAAAACACAGTTAACCAATGGGATGTTGACACTCATTTTAATATTCCAGGGTTTGATGATTTTTTTTATTCTTCAGGAAGCGGTTCAAACAACCTAACTTGCGAAGTGCGATGGACAATGACTGATTTTTATGCGGTTCAAAATAGTGACACATCAGGTGCTGATGGTTTTTCAGCTAATACTTTTAAAATTACTGATAATGGTAGGCATGGGGGAAGCGTAATTAAGGCTACCGCAGCAGGAACTAGCAATGGTCCAACTTTTACTAACGGACTTTATTCTGATTTAAACGCTTTTAGTTCAGGAACAAAAGTAACAATATCGGAACGCACCGCTAGTCGCAATATGTTAGACGATTTAATTCAATATAAATATGACGATGGTTTTTGGATAAGGTTTGAAAGGTCTGCAACGAGACATGGGGATGTTACGGGTGGAACGAATGTTGGAATTTATGGAGTTTTAAAAGTTTATGATATACGATTTCTAACCACTTTAAAAGTTCCCACTTTTAATACAACAGCGGAAGGAATGAAACGATTAAAAGATGTTAAAAAATTATATAGTGGAGCAGACGGATTAACTGCCAGTTGGGATAATTCAGCAATTACATTAGGTCATCAAGCCCATAGGGATTTATTAATAAGATATGCTGGTATGCCTACAATAGAACCTGATAACTATTCAACATTACACGCAGATAGAGGCTCTTGGGTTATTAGGCATTGGCAACACGAAGAAATTCCGCTAATTAAATATCTTGAAAAACTCCAATATGAATTTGGGTTTATTCATAAAGTATCAGCAACTGGAGTTTCTAAATATATATGGATTCATGGAACTGGTTCTAATAATGCTTTACAAGCATCTGATGTTGTTGCTACGCTTAAAAAAGAAGATATTAGCTCATTAAATATAAGCACTACATCAATAAATGAAATAGTCACTAAGGCGGTAATTAATACAAATAGACACCCTGCAAAAGAAAATTATTTAACGCAAACAACCGCAGTTAATTCAACGCCTAGAACAAAATATAATATTAAATCAAAAGAAAATGTATCAACAATTAATTTAGACGCATTAACACTAGCCCCAGCAACAACTCCAGCAAATGATAAACAATCGGATTTTTATTCATATTATAGCCAAGCAAATGGAGACACTAAAAAAATAATAAGTTGCAATGTCGTAAATATGCAAAAAGGGTATTTATTAGAGGTTGGTGATGTAATTAAATTTGACAATATGCCCGTAGAACCTTTCGCAAGTGATTGGAGCAACTATTATATGGTTGTTGAATTAGTGAGGTCTGCGGGTAAAATAAAAATTAAAGCAAGGGAAATAGGTTAATTTATGGCTTACCAAAGAATAGCAAGACCAAAAATATATGTAGATATGATAAATCCATTATTAGAAAATGGAACAATTACAGGAACAGACCAAATAACAGGCACTTGGAACGGAAGTAGTGCAACCGCTACAGATGTTATTCAATTATTTGATAATAAACCAAATAACGCAATAACTATTGGCGGTAATGGGGCATCAGCCAGTCAATACATTGCAATAGATACCAACATTGATACAGATAATGACTTATTAGGAGAAACTTTGTTTGTTGCTTTTTTAGGACACAATTTTCATACATCTGATGTAAAATTTGAAATTCAAACAGATGACTCTAGTACTTTTAATAGTGACAAAAACCCAACACTGACAGAAGTCTATAATGCCGCTGATGCTGGTTCTGGATTTAGACACCCAGGAGCTGATGGTTGGTCAATAGTAACTTACACGCAAAACACCGACAACAGATACCAAAGAATACACCTAGCCTCAAATGCTGCAAATTATGATGCTGATATAAAAATAGGGTGTATATTATGGGGCGTTGCTTATACTTTTCCAAGTTCTCCTGATATGAATATTAAAAGAAGTTTTAGCTATGATGGATTAAAAATTAATGAGTCATTAGGTGGTCAAAAATATGCTCACGCAACTCATTTAACCAATAGTTCTTGGACAGCAACTGGAGCTTTTGACCAAACATCTGAAAAAGCATTTAAAACTGGTAGGCAACAAATAGATATGAACTTTAGCTATTTAGCAGATACTGATGCTTTTCCTAGTAATTTATACGATATGGGTGTTTCAAGAACTGATGAATCAATATTAAATAGATTAATATTTATGACCAACGGAGGAATGTTTCCCCTGTTATTACAATTAGATAATACTGAAAATAGTGGAGACGATGGTTGGCTTTATTGTAGATTAAAAAATGAGCCGTCATTTACTCAAGTTGCTAATCGCTATTGGTCTACCAGCCTTTCTTTTATAGAAGAATTATAATTTTTAAAAAAGGTTGTTCTGTTTTAAATTATAGCTCTTTCTTGGTTAAAGAGGGGGAGGTTTTATGGGTTTCCTTTCATTTCTCATATTTCGCTTTCCTCCCCCTTATAATTTTAACCCTTTAATTACCCTAAAAATAGTATTTGGTTCTTAAATTTATTCATTGTAAGTTTATGTATCAGTTTTTTCAAAATAAGCGAAAGGAAAAAAAGCGATGAAATTATTAAAATGTAAAAACCACGAGGTCAATAACTGCTACGGCGGTGAGTACGTACCTAAAGAGGTTCCTGAAATAACTTGCAGCACCTGTTTAATAAAAGCTACTATAAAAATAGACGCTGAAAAAGAGGCTAAAATAGAAGCCTTAAAAACTACCCCGACAAACACTCCTGTTCACAAGCGAAAAAGATGGACACCTGCGGAAGAGGAAATCATTCTCAAAAATGCTAAAGAATGTGACATTCCTGAATTAATGTCAATGCTTCCAGGAAGAACTGCTTATGCAGTAGAAGCTAGAATTTGGCACTTAAAAATGGAACACGTAGCTAAACAAAAATACGTGGACGCGTAAATGAATAGTTGTAAAGATAAAAATTGCACTATATGTGAGGAAATAAAATGAAGCCAATTTTAAAAAGTAGGGTTGTTGAAAAAATAGAAACAGGAACTTGGAAAAAAAATTCTGAAGGAAGCGACGTTTGGTTTGAATACGGAATCTATTATGAAATAACATTAATGAATAGGAAAAAAATGGGTGAGTTATGGTACAATTCAAAAACTGAAAGAGATGAAATGTACAAAGAACTCAAATCTCAAGCGTATTAATAAAAAAGCGAAAAGGGAATAAAATGCAGGAGTTAAAAAACTTAAATTTAATTGTAAGTGATAATGATTCTTATGATGTTGAGCAAATGTATAGAATAACTGAGGCTGACAAACTTAGCGGTGGTTGGATTGTTGAAAAAGGTAAAAAGAAAAAAGTGATGTTTAGTGGCTATGGTATGATGCCAAGTTTTCTCGATCGAAATGAAAAAATATATTGCTTACATTTTCGCAAAGATACCTTTAATGGTAAAAATATGGTTTGTGAAACCACTATTTATCAAATGAATGAAGATTCCCCAACTGTTGTAAAAATAGAAACTGCTGATGAGATTACCACAAATGATAAAATTGATAAGATATCAAAAGGTAATCCTGAAGTAAAAAAAGAATTGCTTAATGAACTATTTAAATATGGTACAATTAATGGAAAAGAACCGCGAACAACATATAAATACAAAACCATTTGGGAACATAAACAGGGGGGCAAATAGGATGAAATGTGAACACAAAAACTTTTTAACTTTGGGTAAATGTAATAATAAAGCAGTTGCTAAAATAAGTTTTGATTTTGCTAAGCAAGTGTTGGACGTTCAGAATTCTCGTGTGCCTTATGGCAATAGAATGAAAAACAGATTATGTTGTAAAAAACACTTAAAATTACAAGAAGAAAATCAACACATAATGAATTTGGAGATAGAAAAAATATGAGCGAATATTTCAGACCATCAGCTAAATCTAAAATCTTATGGACAGAGGTCGACGGTAATTGGGAAATCAGGCACGGAATTAGATTAATTAGTTACACTTCTACTTATGATTATCCAGGAAAAAGGGTGCACTACATAGAGCATTTCGAAATGAGTGGGCATGTAGGTCGTAATAATTTTACAATAAAAAGTCGGTATAATTTGTATCCGAACATTGGATTAAGACCTACATATAAACAAATTAAGTTAATATTCAATTTAACTGATTGTAAAGAAAGTGTGGAACATCTAGACGAGAACACCAGGTTACACGCTCCGTATGTAATAGACCAGTTAGCATTAAAATACTATTTAAAAAAACTAGGTCGTAAAAGATGCTTGGAGCTGGGTTGGAATTACGGGATCTTAAACAAATTAAATGAAGGGGTAAAATATGATTGCCTTACCTAGTAACATTGAATACGAAAGGTTAAAAGAAGAATACCTTAAATTATCTAGCTTTATTAGAAGCCTATACATTCACACTGAAGCAGAAGATTTAAACGATTACACGATTGTTAAGGCTGAATTAGACGCTATTAGCAACAGGTTGGATAAAATAATTACAGAGATGGATGCTTTTGAGCAAGTTGATTTAAAAATGGGTAAAAAAATAGTAGATGAATTTTCAATTTATGAAGAGGATTAAATAAAATGATAGCATTTAGCAAAAAAGAGATAAAAGAAATTCACGAAAAAGAATCTGAGGCACTTAGGAGTATCAGTAATTGTATAAACATATTAGAAGAAAATAAAAAAATTATTGAATCTTTGTTAATTCAAGCAGAACAATTAAATAAGGAGATTAAAAAGATATGATAACAAAAACAGCGAAAATAAAAAAGCATTTCCAGAATGGTAATTCACTTACTAGTTGGGAAGCTATTGAAAAATTTAATTGCACTAGGTTGGCAGCTGTAGTGTGTAATTTAAAAAAACAAGGGATGAGGTTTGAGACAACAAAAAAGTCTCATACTAATTCTGAAGGTCAAACCAGTAGATATGCAGAATATAAATGCACCAATGCGGAAGGTAATAAAAATCAGCTTAGCATGTTTAGCGAAGATGCTAAGGAATTCAGAGCCTGGTTAGACGCTTAATTATTATGGGGTGTGAGGTTTTTCGTAGCTACTTAACGTCATGTATGCATATCGGATTTCGCTTTCCTTGCACCCCTTTAACACATACCAAAGGAGTAACACGTGGATCGTATAGATAAATTTTTTAACGCATTAGAAAAATTTGTAGAGGTTTATTTGATAATAGCAGTTACAAGTTTGTTCATCAGTTTTTTATATAATATAATAATAAGGAGTATATAACATGTCAGAAAATAGAAACCCAAAATTAGAATTCGCTAAAAATCAAAAATATAAAATCACATTAAAAGATGGTTTTAGCGGAGAAAGTTTTGACCAAAAAAAGAATGATGGTAGTATGAGACCATGGTACGCTTATAATGTTATCTACAATGATACTGTTCACACTTGTTTTGTTAACAAACAACTGTGGGATGAATTAAGTAGGTATGCTGAAGGAAGTATTTTAGAAATAATAGATAATGATAATAGTGAAAATTGGTGGCAAACTGATTGGGATGTAAAAGCAGTTGGTGATACTAACCCTTTACATAAACAAATGGCAAAGTCTAAAAATGAAACGGATATAAAAATAGAGGTATTTGCCGCTATGAAAATTGCAGCTAACTGGGGAGACAGCGTAGACCATTTAAAAGCTAATACGTACGCAGTAAGAAAAATACATCAGGAAATGGTTCAAGAAATAATAAATGAGGAGGAACTATTTAATGATTAACAGTCAAGCTAAAGGAAAGAGAGGCGAACTTGAAGTCGTTAAAATTATTAATAAATATCTTGGCACTAATTTTAGGCGCACTCCTAATTCTGGTGGTCTCAGTATTAAAGGAGATATTATTGACATTGATTCTGCCAACCCTCTTTACGATTTCCACATTGAAATCAAGAATACAAACACACTTCAAATCCCTGTTTGGATGAAACAAATAGAAAATGATTGCCCTCCTGGAAAAACTGGATTATTGATAGCTAAATTTAAAGGTAATTGGTACTCCTGGTTTAGTATCCAAGATTTTTTATATTTAGTTAGCACAATTATGGAACTAAAAAATAAATTGCGGAAATATGAAGAAAATATCGATGATTGAATACATATTAAAAGCAACTAGCAGAGGTTGGGAAACAAAAAGTTCTATTGAGAACAAAAAGAAATCAGCTAAATTCGAAAGGTTGCACATAAAAATAGATGACCAAATTAAATACTGCGTTCCCTGCAAATTAACTTGGAAAAAAAATAGAAAAATGTATCACAGGGATTATGAATATTTTCCAAAAAACCATATACCAATCATGGGAAAAGAAAAACTAAATTGTCCAAAATGTCAAAAGGAGAACAAAAATGGCTAAGCGATTTATAGATACAAAAATGTGGGATAAATCTTGGTATAGAAAGTTATCACCAGAGGCTAAATTATTATGGGTTTATATATTAACAAAATGTGACCATGCAGGTATTCTTGATGGAGATTGGGAAGCTGCTTCATTTTTTATCGGTTACAATATCAGTGAATATGAAGAAATACCGCCTGAAATAAAAAACAAAATGATACCTATAGATGATGACCAATATTTTATACCATCATTTGTAGATTATCAATACGGGTTATTAAAAGAAAATTCAAAACCTCATTTATCAGTAATAAAAAGGTTGGAAAATAAGGGTTTGAATAAGTATATTAATAGGGTTAGTCTAACCCCTAAAGATAAAGATAAAGTTAAAGATAAAGAAAAAGATATAGAAAAAAGAAAAGATAAATGGGAAAAAACGCTTTGGAATTATGTTAATAATGATGCGAACTTTATATATAACAAAATACCGATGTTTGAAAAACATATAGAAGAATTTATAGAATATTGGACAGAGCCTAATCGCTCTAATACTAAAATGAAATTTGAAATGCAAGAAACATTTAATAATCATTTAAGATTGAGGAAATGGTTTAAAAATGTTGAAGAATGGAATTTGAAAGGAAAAGAAAAAAATGAGCGAAGAGAAATGCAGTTCACAGGTAGCACAACATTACGTTAACGACCTGTTAGAAACTTTGGAAATAAAAAGTAATAACCAGCTTATATTTAATGAATTTTGCGGTGTCTTGATGAAGCACACAGAAGCTACTGTAAAAAACGCTTGGAAAGAAATAGTGTTTAGTTGTGAACTTCCTAATGGGCAACTTGCGGGAAGGTTGCCTAAATTTGTTGTTATAGAATCTATTTTGATGCAAAAAAGAATAGAAAAAACTGAAAAGAAACACCAACAAATAAAAAAAGAACCTATGCCGATGGGAACATTTCAAAAACTTTGGAAGTTGGGAAAAGATTATCACGATACGAAAATGCCTATGTCCGAATTCAATAAAGAAATAGATAAAATAGTTGGGAACTAAAAAAAAGGAGTAAAATAATGCCAAAAAGTTGGTCACACGGAGATTCAGTATTAAAAGAAATAACAAAAGAAATGTTTGAAGAATATAAAAAGGTTCAAGAGTCTGGGAAATTTAATATGCTAGAACCGAGAGCTAGGGAAGGAACATCTTTAGACAGAAGGCAGTGGTATATTATTATCAGTAACTACGACAGATTGAAGTTTAAATATTCATAGGGAGATAAAATGGAAGAAGATTTGTTTTTATTTGACATGGCTCCTGCTGAAAAAGAAGGGGAAATAAAAGAAACTGACATAGAATATTTACAAATAGCTTTTGAAAAGGGTGATAAAGCTAATATGATAAAAATGTTAGAAGAGTTATGTGAACATGAAAAACAAGATGTCTATGCTGATTTACTTAAGCAGATAGTAAAGGAAAAATATGAAAAAATTAATAGCTGATTACCATTTGACTGAATCAGAGACCGATAATTTAATAAACACTTTTTCAAAAAGAAGTGATTATGATGAGGTTATAGATTACGATTGCGAAGCGTACACAAAAACTGGGCAACCTCTTTTTGTGTTTAAAAAAAATTATATAGAACCTAAAATATTAGAAAATGCTTACCACTCTTTAAAAAACGCTGCTCAGCCCACAAATAACAGGGGTGCTTCTAGTGGCGGTGAACGTAGGAACAGGGTTCTCAAAGATGGTACAATATCAAAAACTACTCAAGTTTACATACCTGGGACGGATGAGCAAGTTCAAGATTTGAGCGGTATTATTGGTTATTTCGACAGGGGAGCTCATTATGATTTCTGTAGGAGGACAGCATACAACGTGCAAAATCCTAAAAACTTTAAACAGGGAATGGAATTAATGAAAGTCGTAGATGAAGGTTTTAAAAAATACGTTCCTTATAGACATAAAAAACAAAAAGAAATGATAATGGCAACAGATCCGAATTACAGAATAGGGAACACTGCTTTCACAACTGTGACTGTAAATAAAGATTATAGAACAGCTTACCACACTGACAGAGGTGATTACGCTAAAGGGTTTGGAAATTTAGTAGCATATATAAAAGATATGGAGCCTGTTTTATTTGTTTTACCTAGGTATAAAATAGCTATTAATTTAAATACTAATGATTTATTATTAGTTGATGTGCACCAAGTTCATGGAAATACTGAAATAATAAAAAAATCAGATGAAGCGGTGAGGCTTTCTTTCGTGATGTATTATAGAGAAAATATGTGGAAATGTTTAAATCCTGAACAGGAACTGAAAAGAATACAAAAAAACCAAAGAGTAGTTGCTCAAAAATTTATAGGTAAATTCTAATGAAGTCTACAATATTTGATGATTGCAGTTTAAATAGAAACAGAGTAAAATGGGAAGATTATTTATATAAAATGACACCAGTGCATTTTTGGGGAGATATGTATTTAAAAAGAGAAGATTATTTTGCACCTTTGGGTTACGCAGGTATAAATGGAGCAAAGTTAAGACAGTGTATTTGGCTTACTAACGAATATGTTAAAAGAGGGGGCGTAGATGGCGTTATATCGGGTGCTAGTGTTTTGTCGCCGCAATTACCTATGGGTTCTGCCGTAGCTTATCATTACGGGTTAGATTCTATGCATGTGATAGGAGCTACAAGACCTGACATTTGCATGAAAAAAGAAATGGTAAAAATGGCAACTTGGTTTGATGCCCATTTTTATTTTATTAAAGTGGCTTACAACCCTTGTTTGCAAAGAAAAGTAAAAGAATTAAAAGCTGGTAAATATAAAAATTATTATGAACTTAATTACGGTATAGCAATCGACCCTGAAGAAAAAATAAATAAAATAATTGAATTCCATAATCTGAGCGGAAATCAAGTTCAAAACATACCTGAACATGTTACTGATTTAGTGGTTCCTTCTGGCAGTTGTAATAGCACAATTTCTATTTTATATGGTTTGTCAAAATACAGACCTCTGAAAAAATTAAACGTGCACTTAGTTGGTATTGGTCCAAGTAAAATAAAGTTCATATATGAAAGGTTGAAATTGATTAAAGAAAATAGTAAAATAAACACATTGAATTACAACAAAAAATTTAATAATGATATTTTTAAACCAGAAATTGAAAGCGGTTCTTATAATTTGTATTATTATGATTTACATTCAACTGGTTACGTAGATTACCAGCAACAAATGAAATATGATTTTGAAGGAATTGAATTGCACCCAACTTATGAAGGTAAAGTAATGACTTATTTAAGAGATAAATTACCGCATTTAGTAAGAGCTAGTACATTATTTTGGATAGTAGGTTCAAAGCCTTATTTAACAGAAATGGAATATTTTAGAAGAGAATTAGGCAATTTTCCAGTAGAGCCTAATGTAATTAAAAATGAGTGGGAGGAAAAAAGTGATAACAGACAAATTGGGTTTGTATAAAAAAGAATTTGATGAAATCTCAAATTTACAAGTAGGGGATGATTTTAGGTTACCGCAATACAGGAAAGAAGTGTTTACGAGGTTTTATGAATTCCATTTAGAATTTAGTAGCCACCCTGGTTGTGTTTATTATTTGTTCCCTTTTTTATTTGATGAACTTGAAATGGATAAAGAACAAAAACTCTGGCTAACTTATTTAAACGGAGTTACTCAAAACCTTTGCACCAGTTATATAATATATAAACATTTTCCTAATTTTGATGAAAATAATTTAATTGATAAGTTGGAAAAATGGCACGCAGTAAATTGGCGAAAGTTGGGTTATGACACAGACAGGAGATACCAAAAAGGACACCTTGTTAAAATGGTTAAAAATTATAAAGAAATTGTAGGTAAAAACCAATCTGATTATTTTAATGATTGCACATCTGGTTTAATAGATGAAAATTTCGTGACTCTTTGGGGTGAAGTTATGGAAAGGTTTTTTATGTTTGGCAGGTTAAGTACATTTAGTTACCTTGAATATTTAAAAATATTGGGATTGCCCATAAGGTGTAATAGTCTATTTTTAGAAGATATTAGTGGGAGCCAAAGCCATAGAAATGGGTTGTGTAAAGTCCTTGGTAGAGATGATTGGGATATGCATAAAAGTAACCCTAGTTACCATACTAAAATGCACACTCCAGAACTAATCGAATATTTAAAAGAATTTTCAGCTGATTTGTTAAGAGGGTTTCGAGTCAGGTGGGAAAATAGACCATTTATTGATGACGTTAATTATTTCACTTTAGAATCCACGTTGTGCACTTATAAATCGTGGTTTAGAAAAAATAGAAGATACCCTAATGTGTATAATGATATGTTTGTTGATAGAATAAGACACGCTGAAAAGCAATGGGGAAAAGAGTTTGAAATATTTTGGTCTATAAGAAACAGGTATTTGCCTAAAGAACTCAGGTTAGAAGATAACCATTGGGACGTGGGTTTGAAGCCATTAAAACAAAATTGGTTTAGAGAAACTGGGCAAGTTGTGATGATGGATTATAGTTGGAATTGTTTTAAAAATCTTTATAAATATAAGTGTGAAATGAATAAACAAATAGAGGTTTTTTAATGCTATATAAAAGAAAAAAAGGGGGTAGGTTTACGTGTGAACTTTGTGATGATGAAGTAACGATAGTGTCAAGACAAGATGGAGAGGGAGCTGGTTCAATATGGATTTGTATAGATTGTAACGAAAAATACCCTAGAAAAAAATGACTGAAGAAGAAAATATGATAACCATTTGTTCGTATGAAGAATTCAGCGATTTATGTTTAAAAGCTGGTGGAGATGAGATGACATATAGAGAAATAATAAAGGCTTTAATACAAATAAATTCAATAAAAGAGGAGATATTATGGGAAATAAAAATGAACCAATGAGCAGTGTGAACCATGATTTTGAATTTCATGCTGAAATAAAATATGAAACAGAAAATGGTTTCGGTTATACAAGTGCGGTCGGAAACACTGTTAAAGAACTTATTGAAGATATAAAAGGCAGGATGAATGATTATAGAGATAGAGAACCTGAATTAGTTGAAGTGGTTTACAGACCTAATGACAATTACACTATTTTAACTGAAATGATAAAAAGAGAATTGGAGTCAGAAAATGCTTAAAGTAACTGCAATAGGAGGCGAACCAGCGACTGGAAAGTCTTATATAGTAAAAAAAATAATTAGTGAAAATAATTTATCAGATACATTTATGTGGGGTAAATTAGTAAGGGGGATTAAAAATGATAAGATAAGCGTGTTGGGTATTTACGGAGATTCGCAAGATATATTCCCAGGAACTGATAAATTGAGCATGGCGGTGCAGCCAGAAGTGATTCAATACATTAAATTAGAAGCCACTAGAAACAGTCTTGAGCATATTATATTTGAAGGTGATAGGTTATTTAAATCTTCATTATTTGAAATTATAAAAAATGATGTTGACTTTAGGATAGTTGTTATTAAATGTGATGAAGAAGTTAAAGAACAAAGACACATCAAAAGAAAAGATGAGCAAAATGAAAAGTGGCTCAATAGTAGAAAAACAGCGGTCAATAACATAGTTAATAATTATAATCATTTTTTGAAATTGAATAACACAGAGCAAGAAGCAAATGAAATAGCAGAGTTTATTATGTCGGGCAGTAATGAAGGCATGACAAATTTGGCTCAAACAACACTATTTTAACAGTTAAAAAACAGTTTGGTTTTTAAATTTATTCGTTGTAATTTCAGGTATGAGAACAACAATGAATTTTAAAAAAAGCGAGGAAAAATCATGAAAAAATGTAGAAAGCACAATTATTCTTCAATGGGTTCATATGGAAAATATACTAAGAGCGGTTTTTATCAAGGTAGTCAAGAGCATTTTATGTGTGATGATTGCGGAGCTACAAAAAAAACTTTTATCAACAGAAGATATAAATAGGAGTTAAAAATGGAAGAAAAAGAAATGAAAGACATAGATGATTTGGTTGATAAAATCAAATCTGCGCGTCTAAGTGGTTGGGCAATAAAATCTTACGCAATGGGAATATTGTCAGATGCTCAACATGTGTCAGATCCGAATTCTAAAGATAAGTTGATAAATAAAGCCAAGTACGTCATAGGTAAATATTTATCAAGTAGTGAATAAACCAAAAACAAACAAAAGGAAAAAAGCGAAATGAAAAATACATTCTTAAACTCAAGAGGACATCATAATGTTAATAGGAACGATTTAAAGATGGTTAGAATACCAGAAGCTACTAAATCGTATTCACCTATCGGTCATGTTAAATTGATTAATAAGGTTGAAAAAGTTGTCCTAGGCGAACTGCCTAACTTCGAATTGCTAAAGGAAGACCACAGGGTTTCTTGCAATGGCGATTTGTTGAACACCAAATTGACTCTAGCTCCTAAAGGCATAGACATTGATGTAATGCCTAAGGATATGTTGATGGGTGGCATAACGATTGTAAACTCTTATAATAAATGGACTCCTGTTACTATAGGTGCAGGTGCCAACGTATTAGTTTGCACTAACGGAATGACCGCCTGGGACGGAGTTATCTTTGCACGTAAGCACACTCCTAATATGATGGAGGACATAATAACTTACGCTAAGATGGCTAGTAAGTTAATGGTTGCCAGGCTTGAACAGTTCGAAAATGATAAGATAAATCTTATGAATACTGAACTAAGTGATGACGATGGTAACGGAATCATCGGTAAGCTAATTGGTAGAGGAGTGTTAACATCTACTGCAGCTAACATTGCTTTCAAAGACTGGAAGAATGCTAGGCACTCAGTGTTTAGTGAAAAGAACATGTGGTCTCTTTACAACTGCGCTAATGAAGGTCTTAAAAAAGTAGATAACTACTCTAGCCTAAGTGCACATTGCTCACTACATCATTATATGACTAATGGTTTTGATAAAGACGGAATGCTAGAAAAAGTAAAAGCTGAAGTTGTGGGAATGAAATCTAATGGTTATAGAGATTACGAATCTAAAGATGCGATTGCGATTGCTTAAGTCTTAACAGAGTACGTCAATCACCTAAAAGAGCCTCATTAATTTGAGGCTTTTTTATTATAAAATAATCATTTTTAAAAGTAAGTGTTTCAATTTTAAATTTGTAACATTTAAAACTGAAAAAGAAAGGGTAATATAATGCCTTCAGGTAAAGGAACATACGGAAGTAAAAGAGGCAGACCAAAGAAAAAGAAGTCTGCTGCAAAAAAGAAGTCCATGAAAAAACGTGGCAAAAGAAAGTAAAACAACTGCATTAAACGTAGAGCTAGTTGGAATAAAAAATCTTAAACTAACTCATTCTTGGAGAATAGAGTTTGACGTGTTTGAGATAGATAATGATAAGGTTAAAGATTTAATGGATATGTTAAATAAACCTATCTCTATGGGATTAGTAGAAATAGATGAATAAACAAACCGATAACAGAGCGTCTAATGGGCAGTTTAAAAAAGGTAACACTTTGGGTAATCGCTGGGAGAAAGGTACGTCAGGGAATCCTGAAGGCAGGAGAAATGCTTACACGGATTTAATAAAAGATGTTAGCTTCACTAAATCTAATGATAAAGAACGTAGGGAGATTATAGTAAATAAATTATTTCAATTAGCAGAACGCGGAGATTTAAGAGCAATACAATTTATAGTAGAAAGATTAGAAGGCAAAGCATTAGAACGCCAAGTAAGGACAAATAAAAGTGAACCTATACAGGTAATGGTAATAGATGAATGAATTTAATATAACCTTAAAAAAGAACAAAGGTAATATAAAGTTCTTTACTGATAAGTCTGTTAATAAATTGACATGGGGAAACCTTGTTAGTTATATAGATGAATTTTTATACAAAAATAGAAATAGCTATTCTTTTTTTTATGGTGAGTTTTCTATGAGGTTACATTGCTTTTACAATATACAAAATAAAATAAAAGGTCAATATAAAACATTTATGGACATGTTGGGCGGCTTGGGTTGCACTGGGAAAATATTTCAAGTCACGGAAGAACAAACATTTTTAAATGACTTAGATAAAGAATGTTATAACTTATTGGTAAATAACTTTAAACCTGATAACATAACTAAAGTAGATTCAAGTAAATATAATTTTAAAAATAAGTATGATTTAATCCTAAGTGATTTTAATAATTTAACCATAGCTAGAACAGAATCAGATTATAAGTCTTTCCTTGACGGCATGTTTAATAATGCTAAAAAATTTGTCGTTATTACTGAATGTTCGATATTTCATTTAAAATATGGCAGGAAGTCTTACGAAAACTATGAGCGGTTAATGGGAGTCATAATTGAAGGGCATAGCAAGAAAGGTTTTTTTAAGGCTCTTAAGAAATACTATCAAAAATTATATCCGCAGTGGAATTTAACTCATATTGAATATTTCCACGCGAGTGCTTATTTGTTATTTACAAAGCACGATTCAGAACTAACTATTAATTTAAATGATAAAAGCGACATGATTGCTGAACCGCCTGTTAGCATTACTGAGAACCAATTAAATTTATATGATTAAATGGAAAGTAAACAAAATAAGAAACGAAATCTTACAACACCAATCAAGGTTCAAGGTCATTGTAGCAGGTCGGAGGTGGGGCAAGACTGTGTTATCACTTATGTATTTATTGAAAGACCCATTTCAGCAGGGAGAGAGGAGATGGTTCATTACACCGACTTACAGGCAAGGAAAGATGATAGTGTTTCCTGTACTTCGGCAAATGTTCCAAGGGTTTGTTGGTGCTAAGCTAAACGAAAGTGAGATGTCTGTTATGTTTGATAATGGAGCAGAGTTAGCAGTTAAGGGAGCAGATAATGAACATAACCTAAGGGGTGTTGAATTAACAAAGTGCGTAATGGATGAGATGGCTTATATAAAACCTCATGTTTGGGAAGAAATTGTTTACCCTATGTTAGCCACAACGCAAGGAAGTGTATTATTTATAGGAACACCGAGCGGTTATGACGTAATGTATGATTTATATAGTAGGGGGCAATCAGAAAAAGATTGGGAATCTTGGAAATTTACAACTCTTGAAGGCGGTTTTGTACCAGCAGATGAAGTAGAAAGGGCAAAGAGAACGATGGATCCTGTTTTATTTAGGCAGGAGTTTGAAGCATCATTTGAAACAACTGGTAATAGAGCTGCTTACAATTTTGATAGAAAGATACACATAAAACAAGCGAATGAATTATCTAAAACTTTGTGGTGGGGTGTTGATTTTAATGTTGATTATATGACAGCGGTTTTAGCTTGTCAATACAGTGATAGCACAATACATTATTTTGATGAACTAAGACTAAAAAATAGCAACACAGAAGAGCTTTCAATCAAAATGAAGGCGATTGCTCCAAGTATTGAGTGTTATCCTGATCCAGCTGGTTCTGCTCGATCCACTACCTCAAGACGTTCAGATCATCAGATATTGAGAGACCACGGATTTCTCATACGAGCAAAAAAATCACACCCTAGCCATATAGACAGATTAAACGCTTTAAATAGAAAATTGTTAGACGCAGAAGGAAACGTAGGGATGTCTGTAGACCCTTCTTGCGTTCATTTAATAAAAGATTTAGAACAGTGCCAAAGAGATAAAAGGGGGGGCTTGGATAAAACCGACATGGAATTAACACATGCTCTCGATGCTTGTTCTTATGCAATTAGTTATAAATTTCCAATTCTTAAAAGAATAGGTATAAGTAAAGGATGGTAAAACATGTATAATTTTGGCAGGACAGTAAACCAAGTAGTAATCCCCGAGTTGTCTGAGCAAGTGATTTTAAAAACATTAGCAGAGGCAGAAAAGGAATTTGAAGAACAAAAACACGCTGAAAGAAAAACAGCGTTAGATTTCTACTATAATGAAAACATGGACAGCCATTTAGAGCAGTGGTTTAATAGTGAGTCACTAAATCAAATACCGACCTTTCCGCAAAAGATAGTTCCTCGATTTTCCAGAGCCAGAATGATGCTTTATAAAAACCCGCCTAAAAGATTAATAAATGGTCAAGAGGATGATGATTATAGAGAAATAAGCTACATGATTGATAATAAGGTGAGGCAGTTTAGTGAATTAGCTTGGTTGTTAGGTCATTGCCATCTAAAAACAAAATATAATGAGAGAATGCAAAGACTGGAATATGAGATATTACCATTTGTAAAAGAATATTATTTGAACGGAGAATCAGAGCCTTACGGATATAGTTGGGAAATAGATAAAGGAACCAGCAAAGACAGGATGTTTGTTTTTTGGTCTGAAGATAGAGAAGGTATTCCTGGAATGCATTTTAAATTTACGCAAAAGGGAAATAGAATAGCAGTAGCAGGAAATGAAGATATGATTAATCCCTATGGAATTGTTCCAGTTAGTAAAGTTGAATATAGTAGCACTTCTCAAGATGTAGTTAGAGCGGCAGTTCAAATTGGTATAGCTATGACTGAAATAGCTTTGAGTGTTCGCAGTAGGTTAGGTCAGCCAGTCTTTACAGGGATAGATGAAGGGCAATCAGTTATTAAATCAGGTATAGATTCAGCCTTAATATTACCAGAAGGAGCAACTTTTGATTACGTATCTCCCAGCGGTGGATTAAATGAAATGATTGACAGCGTGAAAGCGTTTGCTAACCAAACCGCAGAAAATAATCACCTACGAATAAGATGGGGTGAGTCGGGAGGCAACTCACCCTCGGGTGAAGCATTAAGGATATTGGAGATTGAGAACCTTGAATCAAGAGAATCTGATATACCTTTATTTAGAGAATGGGAAAAGCAAAGATACGAAATAGACAGAATAATATTAGAAACGCATGGAGCAGGTAGCTTTAATGAAAACTATTCTGTTGACTTTGGAGAAGTTACATTTCCTATGTCTCCACAGGAAGAGCGTGAATGGTTAGATTGGAAAATGGCTAAAGGGTTGATGACTAAAAAAGAATTATTATTATATTTCAACCCCGACATGAGTGATGAAGAGCTAGAAGCTAAAATGAATGAAGTCAAAGAAGATAGAACTGCAGAGATGGAAGCTGAAAGAGAAACGCAACAAGCAACGCAACCAGTATTTGAAGGATTGAGAAAACTTGGCTCAGTTAATCAATAACCATTTAAACAATTTAGATAAATTAGAAGAAGTGGTGGTAGAAAACGCAGATAATATATTACCCTCTATAAATGTAGATGACTTGTTAAAAAACCCTGAGAATTACCTGTTAGCACTTGGAGATGCTTTTCTAAAAGAACATATTGATGAAATTGAAAAAGCTGCTAACGCAGGAGAAACTTTCGCAGATAATATATTAAAATCATTATGAATACAAAAGTAAAAGTCACAAAAAATTTTAATTTAGGTAAAATAAAACTAGACCTAAGTAAAGAAATAAACGATTTTGGTAAAATCATAAGGAAAGACCACTATCAAAGGTTAGAAAGAGGGTTAGGTGTGGACGGTAGTCCGATGCAAAAACTTTCACCTGGGACAATCGCTAAAAAAGGTCATTCTAAAATTTTAGTAGATAGCGGCAACATGAGAAATTTAGTTTTTAGAAAAAAAGCTACCGCTGCAAGTCAATCTGCTATTTTAACGCCAGGGGAAAAAAGAAAATACCCAGGGACTAAAGTCACACCTTCTCAAGTAGGTTCTTTCCATCAAGAAGGCGGTCTCAATTTACCTAAAAGACAATGGTTCGGAATAAGTAAAAAAGCAGAAGAAGACGGAGAAAAAAGAATAATTGAAAAAATAAAACAAGAAATAGATAATGCCTAGTCCTTTAGAAGTTTATATATCAAATGAAATCAGTAGTGCCGCCACTAAAACTACTATGGATTTATCTGATTTAATAAATAATATGAAAGCATCTGGAATGTCTGACTCTAATATTAAAGATAAATTACTAGAAGATTTATGGAGGTCTGAACCTGTAGGCGGAAGAATATTCGGAGGGTATAGAAATACAATAAAATCTACTGTAAAAAATGGAATAGGTTACGCATCAAATGAAGCAGCGAAAAATAAATGGATAAAAGCAGGTGTTAAAGAATTTAGGTGGGTTAGCGTAGGAGATAAAAGTGTTTGTATAGATTGTGAAGAAAGGCATGGAGAGGAAGGAACTTTTGATTTTATAGCTGCATTAGGGTTGCCAAAATCAGGGTTCTCTATATGTCAATCTAATTGCAGGTGTCAAATAGTCCCTAAAGATTATAAAGATGAAAAACCCAAAGAACCTATATTGAGGAAAAAAACTACTGAAGAACCTGCAACCGCTCCTAAACCTAAAAGAAATAACATAATTTTGAGGGGTTATCAAAACGCTTCTGTTGAGATGGAAAAATTTTACAAATCTTTAGACAACAAAACAAAAATGTCTGCAGCCAAATACGTTTTAGGTGAGCATAAATTAGTAAACCCTATATTAAGAGGGAATTACGAAAAAACCACAGCTGGAAAAATGAACGTAAAAAGAAACACAATCAAAGCTAAGCTAACAGAAGGAAAAGAATTAATAGAAGATTTAAAAAAATTCTGCGATATTTCTCCTGATTACAAAGGAACAGTTTATAGGCACGTAGGATTTAGTGAGTACGGCACAACTGGTTTAAAAAAAGCCAGGGGTATATTAGATTGGTTTAAAGACAACCAGGGAGGGATGTTCTCTAATAAAACATTTTGGAGCACCAGTAATAATGCTAATTTGAATTACGGTGGATACGGTAGTTTGAATATAGATTTTACCGTTAAAAGCAAAACGGGAACAGTTTTAAACGGATTAAATAACATTAAAAGTAAAACTGGTATTCGTGAAGATGAAATACTATTTGCTCCAGACACTCAATTTAAAATAGTTAAAGCTAAAGAAGTTAAAAGAATTGAAAAAATGAGTGATGGGTATAAATTTGAACACACAGTTTTAGAAGTTACTTTACAGGAAATATAATGGCTGAAGGTGAAAAATTTACAGATATTGATCTTTTAGATATGGAAGCACCTATATGTAATCAATGTAAACATTTCAATAGAGCTTCTGTTAATATTATCTGCACAGCTTATCCCAAAGGAATACCCACTCAAATAATTAAAAATATAGTAGACCATAAAAAACCTTTTATCAATGATAATGGAATAATTTTTGAAAAACTTACTTAATAACAGAAAAAGGAGACAGTATGTCACAAGATAATACGCAGACTGCGACTGGCTACATAGAGCAACCGCCAGTAGAAAAAACAACAGCTCAAGAGGTGGCTCCTGAAAGCCAAAAAGAACAACCAGCTGAGCTCGAAGTTGGAAGTTTGATTGCAGAAAGCAAAAAGTACAGAAATAGAGCGCAGGAAGCTGAAGATAAACTTGCCAAATATGAAAAAAAGGCAGCCTCAGACAGAGAAAAGACAATGGCTGAACAAAATAAATGGCAAGAACTTGCGGAAGAAAGAGGAGCTAAATTAACAGAACAAGAACCTGTTATTGAAGCCGCGATGAATGAAATTACTGCATTTCGTGAGGAACTTTTAGCTGACTTTAGTGAAGAGGACAGAGAAGCGTTTGGGGATTTAAGCCTCACACAGCTTAGGACTCTTCATAAGAAATTAAATAACGAATCTAATTCGGTGAAACCTACGGATGGAACACCAGCTCGTGCAACAAATCCAGACAATAAAAATTGGCTAGATATGGGTGAAAAAGATAGGCGTAGTAACTGGCAATCTATTTTAGATGGTTATCGAACTAGAAAAAAATAAGGAGCTTTAAATGGCTAATTATTATGGATTTACAGGAGATGTAACTCAAAAATCTGATGTAGATGTATTCGTTCCTGAGCTATGGGGCGATTCAGTCTATAGGTATTTTGAGAAAAATCTCATTTTTAAACCATTTTTTGACGACTACTCAAGCCTTGTTCAAGGTAAGGGAGACGTCCTTCACATACCGACTATCCAGGAAGTAACGACTGCTGATAAAAGTGCAAACACATCTGTAGAATATACAGCTAATGTTGAAACTGATATCGACTTGGCAATAGACCAACATAAATATGCTGCAAAGCTATTTGAGGACATTGCTATGATTCAGAGTAATGAGCAGTTATTTACTAAGTATTCTCAATCAATGGGATATGCTTTGGCGAAAGCGGTTGACACTAAGATTGAAGCATTGCTTAGAACTATCGGCACTACTCAATCATTAGCAGCTGATAACGGATTAACAAATGCAGATGTTGAAACTGCGTTAGGTACATTGATGGCTAATGACATCCCTCAAGATGAATGTGCTTTCTTTGTTAACTCACTTATCTATGCTGACTTACTAAACTCTAAAGCCTTTGTTACAAATAACTCAGGTGCTGGAGTTGGTTTTGGTAATGATAATGCAGTTATGGCTACTGGACAAGTTGGAAACCTTTTCGGCATTCCAGTTTTTACATCTAGTCTAATTGGAACTGGCACAAGCACAGGAGACCATGCTGGTTACCTAGTGCATAAATCTGCTATCGCAGTTGCCGTTCAACAGGATATTAGAGTGCAATCAGAATACGATGTTTCTTACCTAGGAACAAAAGTTGTTGCTGACTGCATCTATGGTGCTGTGATTACTACATCTAACCATGTTAAAGGGATCGAGTTATTGAATCCGTAAAATAACAATGGTTGTTAATAAGTGGGGCATGATGCGCTCTGCCCCACATCTTAAAAAGGAAAACATATTATGATTATATTAGAAAAAGACAATAATAAAAAAATTGCTTTCACTGTAGAAGATGCTCAAAAAGAAGTTGATAATGGGTATAAAGTAATTAAAAATAAATTAGGCGGTGATAAAATAGTCGCTTCAAAACCTAAAAAGAAAAGAAAAAAGAAATAAAACTTTTAAAAAGTTAAGTTTCATTTTTAAATTAAATGTGTAATTAGAACTCATTCACGCTAGTCATAGCTTAGAGAGGAAGATAAAATGGCAAAATCCAACCTACATAAATACTCATCTCAAGAAGCATTAAACGTAATTACCGCAGGTGGCGGATATGATTATGTAACAAATGCTACAATTAATTCTCATACTTACTGCGCAATAACAGCTTTATCGGTTGACGCGGTTGTTTCCGCTACAAGTGTAGACACTGACGTATGGGATTCTTTATCATCTGTTACGATTTTAGCAGGTCAAACAATATACGGACAATGGTCAGCGGTAACTGTGGCAAATGGAGATTTTGCAATAGTTCATAGAATTTGGTCAACTGATTAGGAGACAATAACATGGCAGATTTACATAAGCGTTCAGTACAAGAGGCTTTAAATGCTACAGTTGGGGCAGAGTGGACTGTATCAAGCGCAGGAACGGCAGGAAGTTCAGCTAGTACGGGTAACACAACCCATAAATCATTAGCAACGATGACGGCTAATATAGGCGTTTATTCAGCGGTGGAAATTTATTTCAATTTCTCGGCTACTACAACAGATGTGAACGCATCAAATGATTTATTAATTCCTAAAAACACCCTTACTTTTTTAACAGTTCCGAGAGGGTTAGGGAATACAGTTTACTTTAATTATAATTCGACTTCATCAACAACTGGAGCGGTTAGGATTGTAGAATGTTAAAAGGCATGATTAGTAGTATAACCACAGGAATGGCTAGTGGTGGAACAATAGATGGCGATATTACAATTACTGGTGATTTAAAAGTTGAGGGTAATGCTGGTGTTACATATTCAGAAATTGTTGAATCATCTCAAGAATCAGTTGCAAATTTTGTAGGCTCAAATGCTAATACAGCTTGGATTGGTATTGACGCAACTGCAACTGGCGGAGACCAATGGTTATTGGTATCATCTGCTAATGGTGGAACTGCTACTGGTGGAGCAGGTGCTTTTGCAATATATAATAATGACACTTCAATAGCCCCTTTAAAAATAGCCTCTAATGGAGAAGTAACTTTTACTAATGGCGCAGCTGGATTTAAATTAGTTAATACTGGCAACCTTACGGCTTTCCATATCCCAT